AATCCTCTGTCCAATTATCTCTATCCTCTACAAAAACTTGTGCACCTGCATCACCTGCAATACAAACAACCAATTGTTTTATTGGTACACCTGTTCTTTCCTCCCACATAATAGCATATGCAGAACATTGCATAAAGTAATTAGATATCCATTCTTTCTTTTTAAATTTAGCAGATGTTTTCCAGTCTATTATAGAATCTTGACCATTCCAAACACCTACACAGTCTACAGTTCCTGCAACTCCTAAATGTTTACTAAACATTCTTTTCTCTGTTGCATATACTTTAGATAAACTATTATCAATAATTGGTTTTACATCGTTAAAGTTAGATAAAGAAATTAGATCAGGTTCTCCGGGATCTTCGTTTAAAACATATCTCTCTATCATGTCATGGACTTTTGTACCTCTTGTTGCTGCTCTTGTAGATATCTTATTTGCTTCTTCTTCACCTACACGCTTACGCCAAGCTATTATAGCATCTTTATTTAAAATCGATAATACGGTTGTAATTGATGGGTATTTATTTCCTTCATCATCAACATATACTCTACCTTTCTTAGATGTCTGCTGGTCTAGAGAATAATCCTCTTCAACTAATTCATGTACAAAATTCATTTACCATTTCTCTCTTGTGACTAACTTACCCTTTTTATAATCCATATATTGACTTTGGGTTTCAAACTTAGTAGGATTATGGCCTTCACCAATCCATGTAAATTTAGAATAAAGTGTTGATGGATTTACATGATTAAATTCATGTTCACATTCACAATCGTGCTTAACACTATATCTACCAATATCTAAATTAGTTCCATAGATGTATTCACCATTATCCATTTTCATATATAAAATTTCTGCTATACTTGCCATTATTTACCTTTAATATTATCTCTTAATCTTGGTGGTAACCCACTTTTAATTCTTGACTGAACTTCTTTCCATCCATCACCTGCTCTTGATAAAACAGATTTACCCCCATCGTGATCTATGTGTAGTGGAGTTAAGTAAACTCTTTTTAAATGTGGATTGTCTTCTAGGAATTGGTCGTATTCAGCAATCTTCATTATATGCTCTTCGACCTCTCCTGTTTCTTTATTTTCAAAATCGTAACTAGGCATCTGATAATAACCTCTCTAATCTTCTTCCTGTTGATGGTATATCTGAACAAAGATAATCATTTATATACCATAGTAAAAATTTTCTGCTTGATGAAACATTAAACCATCCTAAGTTATCAACATATTCATTTAGTCTTGTTAATATTCTCAGATCTTTTGTAATCCAATGATAGTCTGGATATCCATAAGAAATAATTGGTACATCGTGCATCATGCATTCTATTCCTGCAGTACTATTTTCTGTTATTGCTACTTTTGTTTTAGGCAAAACACTATGTATAGATTGATAACCTGTTAGTATTTGATGACCTTTTTGTTTCCATTTTTCGATTGTCTTTGCTTCCATCTGTAATTTTCGATCTTCAGAAGGATGTAGCTTAATTACAAGATTTGGTCTTTCGTTTAGTTTCTCAACAATCATACAAAGTTTTTTCCAATGATCTCCAAAGCTGAATCCATTAACTGTTTCATCATCAGGCTTTTGACCAATAATTAATATGTGATCGTCTTTTACATCTTCAGCATCTGGCCATTTCAGCATAATAGAATCATCCCATTTATTTGCTCTTCTTTCTATCATCGATTGAACTTCATCCCATTCTTCATTCGCGATTTTTTTCCAATCATACATTGGTTCATAAAATGTTATTTCAGAACTATTTGCATATCCTCTTCGACAAATTTGAAAATGCTTACTGGTTGGTGCTGTTGGTTTAAAGATAATAGCATTCTCTTCCATATCAGGTTCTAAGTCTCTGCATGTGTGATTGTAGATGTGTAAGTCTGCATTCTTTGATTGCTCTTCATGACCCATCATTTCTAAAGCATGCTTAATACAATCTGCTGCATAAGAGAAGTTACCCCTATCAAATGTATATCTTGTTTCGTGGAATTTAAACTTCACCTTGATACCCCTTCCACCAACTAGGTGCTGGTCTTCCCCATTCCCATTTTGCAAATGGTTTTGCTGCATGATAATAATTTCTGTAAGCTTGAACAGCATCACCTTCTACTTTACAATCTGGATAGTGGTTCATAGCTTGTGCAAATTCTGTAAGACCAATGTCTGGAATATTCTCTGGAGATTCTTTGAGTAATGTACCTAGTTTTTCAAAGGTTGCATGTACTCTTTTTCTCCTATGATGATATTCTTGAGCCATTGCTACAAAGTGTTTGTAATGCCATTCATAGTTAGACTTAGATTCCATAGTCCAAACTGTACATGGATGATATTTGTGTACTGCTAAGTAATATAAGTTGTCTCTTTGATCACCGAAAGCATAATATTGCTGAATAGTTTTACCAGATTTGGATGGTCTCTTTTCTGGTGTTCCATCTAGCATTCTATGTGCTGTGGATAGCATTTGTGCTGATTCTACAATCATTTTAGGAACATGCTTATCACACAGCATTTGTGCTGCCTTTACAGGATCATTATCTAATATAAAAATATTCATAATATAGTTTCAATTCCTGTTCTTATTAATAATATTAAACCGACACCATTTAGTATAATGAGTGCTCGGTCTTTCCATAAAAGTCCTACCCATAACCACCCAGTGATTCCAACGATAGAACATATCCAATCAAATGTTTGTAACCCGTCAACGCCTCTAACTGATATTCCCATTAGTAGTACAATGGAAGCTGCCCATTTTACATACCAAGACAAATCCATTTTTGGCGTTGCGGATTTGTATATTCTTTTAGAGTTTTTTAACTCTTTAGGATCAAATTTTGTCATAATATAATATTAACCTATTTTCCTTGTTTTTTCCTCCGACGTAATTTAGCATATAATTTATGTTGTCTTAACTCTCGGATATCTTTCACTTCTCTTCTTTTCTTTCTTGCTCTAGAAGATTTAATCATTCTGTCTGCGTGTTTTGATATTTCCATATTTTCTCCTAAGTATATAGTTAATCATAATAAACAGATCTTTCGATAGGCTTCCTCCTATTTTGCAATTAATGTTGGCCATATATCACTAACTAATTTTTTAGTGATACCCCTAAGCTTTAGTTTTTTGTCTTTGACTAAAACTAAAAGTTCAGCTTCCTCTGCATTGAGAGATTCAAGTAATTGTATAAAAAGACTTTCTCTTCTAACGGATGTTAGCTGATTGGCGACTGGACCTTTAAAAAATTTACTGAATTGTTTAAATTCTCTGTGTAAAGTTTTATATTCATATCCTATTGGTGCATCATCTTTTTTATAAGGTGGTTCACCTTCTGGTAATAAGGATACTATATCTAAGTCAAAGTTAATTCTTAAAACATCTCTTAAAGCTGGTCCATCATGCTTTTTGAGAAAATCAACTCTTTCCTGTTTTGCTTCTATTTTAGAAGCTTCATTAAGTATTTCTGATACTAATTTTTTAGCCATTGTAAAATTCCTCCACGACTTCAATCAAGTTTGTGCATCTTTTCTTTATTAAATAGTTTAACACCTTCATTTTTAGTGCAGGTGTTTGTTTATCAAAAGTATTTATAATAGTATTTTGGAGATGTTCTGGTATCTCTTCTAAGTCAATAAGTGTTTTATTTCTTTGATAATTTCTATAAGTTGTTTCGTCCATAACTTCTCTTAGATTATCTGAATTCTCTAACCATTCATCTATCTTTTTTTGCCATAATGGTGTTTGAGAGTTTTCACTAACAAATGTATCATCAGGGGATAAAACATTTGGTACACCATCTCCGGTATCTCCTCTCATGATATGGTTAAACAAATAAGTTCTTGGATTTTTATCTGTTACAAATTTCTTTTGCATCGGACTAAATTGTTTTACATTTGGATATTTTTGTAATTGTATAAAGTCTTTGTCTGATGATATAATCATTACTGGTTCATTCATACCAAACTCTTGTGTACGCATGGCAAGTGTACCAATAATATCATCTGCTTCTAGTCCTTCTTCATGTATAACTTTATATGGTAAATGCTCTTTAATTTCATCTCGAACTAAATGTAAAACCCTAAATATTTCTACCCAATCAAAGTCTGAATTATCTCTGTTTTTTCTACGACTTGCTTTGTATTCCGGAAAATATTCCTTTCTCCAAGTATTGAATCCAT